TAGTGTACTCATGCCAAATATATTGACGGTATGGACTAAAAAAGTCATATCCTGAAGTCCAGGCTCTAACACTCATAGTAGTTTCTTCGCAATAGCCTCCAAAGTAAATGTCCGGGTCATAAGGAATTTCTTTTACAAACTTACTTACTGTAAAGTAAAAATGTCCGCTTATAGTACGAGCTTTTATAACTTCAGTTCTTTCTTTATAATCTTGAATATACCATGGCATACTCATAAGTAATTTATCAGAACTAAATTCATATTGAGACATTAAACACGGAACAGGATTTAAACTTGAATCACGACGACATCCACATCCTGGATCTGTTTCTACACTGAATGGAGTTAAGTAAGTAGTTAAAATTGGCTTCTTAGAAAGAGTACTAGCTTGTTCGTAGTCTTCTATCATCATAGTATCCCATCCTTCTAAAAATCTATGATGGGAATCTAATTGAAGAGTGTATTTTTCATCATCTAAAAGAAGATTTGTTTGGTTTCTAGCCCAGCCCAAGCCCTGACTTTCTGAATAATGAAATTTACTTACTCTAAATTGAGGATTACCATCGTAGTGGTTGGGATTTTCTGTGTCATCATACTGCCAACAGATGCCAAATACTAATCTTTCTGGGTGATCTGCTTTTTCTAAGGCGTATTGAATTGTAGGAACTAATTGTGGATCTCTATAACTAGCTAATTGTACAAAAATTTTATCAGTATCTCGTACTTTTATTTTTTTCATAACAGTTTTTATTTTTAATATAAGTAAGTTATTTTAATTCTCAAAATTTATTATTCTGGGCATAGACAATCTGCACAGACAAAGTTAAACATTTGTGTTCCTGAAGGTGATAAGGTTGTTCCATCGTTAAATACGCATTGATTAAATACTTCATTCGATTGACCATCACAAGTTTGAACTCCTACTACATACCAGTTATTAAAGGCGCAATCGTGAAATTGAGTATAGGTTACCGGTGGTGCAGTTGGTGTCGGTGTAGCAGTTGGTTCAGGTGTAGCAGTTGGTTCAGGTGTAGCTGTTGGTTCGGGTGTTGGAGTTAAGGATGGATTTGGTGTAGCTGTTGGTAGTGGAGTAGCAGTTGGTTCAGGTGTTGGAGTAGGAGTAGGATAACTACAGTTAATACTGGTCGCTTGGCTTGCAGCCGATCCGTTTGAATCCTTTACTCTTACTGTAAATGTATCAGAGCCGCCTGTTGTATTTCTTAAACCTGTAGAAGCATTGTAAGGTGCAACTTGATATGTGATTGTGAATGGTGAATTAACGGCTGTATAAGTACTATATACTCCGGCATATCCTGCCTGTATTTCAAATCCAGTATTAGTACCGCCACTAAATGTAGCAGTTACTTTTCCTAAATAAGTTCCGGTATTATCACAACCTACTGATAAAGCTAAAGTTACCGGCGGTACAGGTGTTGCAGTTGGTAATGGAGTAGCAGTTGGTAATGGAGTAGGTGTTGCAGTTGGTAGAGGTGTAGCTGTTGGTACAGGTGTAGCTGTTGGTAATGGAGTAGGAGTAGGTGTTGGTATAGTAGAACAATCTACTACAGTTAAGGTTTGACCTGCAGCTCCAATTTCTACTGCCCAAGTAGTCGGACTCCTAAATACTTTGTGATATAAAGATCCACCATCATAAGTTGTACTTAATGCTAAGTCTGTATACCATATTGTTGTGCCTACAATAGGAACAGTAGTTCCGTTAGCTGTATATTTGTTGGTAGCAGCAGGAGGAGTTGAACTACCATTTGTACAAGCTAAGGCAGCTGATGCATATCTACCTAAACCGCTTCCACCAGTTGTAGTATCAATTAAGAATACTGCAGGTGGAAGAGGTGTAGCAGTTGGTGCAGGTGTTGATGTTGGTACAGGTGTATATGTAGGACCCGGTGTAGCTGTTGGTGCAGGCGTAGCTGTTGCAGTTGGTGCAGGTGTAGCAGTTGGTAATGGAGTAGGTGTTGGTATAGTAGAGCAATCTGTAATAGATAAAATAGTACCAAATGTACCGATTTCAATACCCCATCTTGAACTATTTTTAGAAACTTTATAAATTAATCCACCGCCATTAAATGCTGTAGTACATGTTACATCTGTATAGAATATATCATTTACTTCAGGTAATATATCATCGTTTAAATACATTGTAACACCTGGTGTGTAGTTTGAATCTGCACAAGCTAATGCTTTACTTGCATAAGTTGCTCCTGTGTATCTTAAGTATCCAATACCTGGAGGGGTTGGGCTCGGTGTTGGAGTTGGAGTAGATGCAAAGCAAATAGACTCTGCATAAAGAGAACCGGCAATAGCAACCCAAACTTTAGGACCGTTTGAATAATATCCGTTAGAAGAAGTTACTGATAAAGGTGTGTTTAATACGCTATAAATCTGTGATCCATTTTGTAAGCTTTGAGATTGTATATAACCATATGCAGTAGTATAATTAGCTATAATATATCTACTACAAGCTTCGTTGGCGCTAGCACTACTGAAGCCTAAATTCATTGAGTATATTGGAACAATTGTTTCTACGCTTCCTGTAATAGAACCTGTATAAGAACCTGTTAAATAGGTTCCTTTAGTTAATACTGTATTTCTATCAGTAGTAAATTGGCTTGATGCAGGATTATAAGAACCTGTTAAGGTTAAACTCATTGTAGGATAACCAATAGGCCATGTACTTTGAGAAGCAAAAGCATTAAATATTAAATAGTCTCCTTCTAAAGCAGTTAAAGATCCACTCATTGAACTTGAAATCATTAAGCTAGAAGAAGTAGCAGACCCTGAAGGACTATTAATAACAATAGACATACTAGCTGGAGCCCCAATGATAGTGTCTAATGATAATGAGTATTTAACTGGTACTGGTTTAGGAGTTGCTGTAGGTGTTGGAGTAGGTGTTGGAGTAGGTGTTAATGTAGGTGTTGGAGTAGGTGTTAGTGTAGGTGTAGGTGTTGGAGTAGGAGTTACTGTAGGAGTAGGTGTTGGGGTGGGCGGCGTATATGTAGTTATTACACTTCCTGATAAAGATCCGGTAAAAGATCCTGTTAAATAAGTTCCTAAACTTAATAAACTACCGCTATCTGTTGTGGTAAATATGCTAGATGTATTTGAAGATCCAGTAATACTTAAGGTCATGGTAGAGATACCGGTCAGTGGCCATGAGCTTCCACTATTATATCCGCTAAAGATTACATAGTCTCCAGGTATAGCGCTGACTGATCCGCTTATAGAACTAGAGAAGAAATAGCTGCTAGTAGTAGCTGATCCTGAAGGTTTTTGTATTACAATAGACATGCTAGCGGGAACATTAGCAGCTAAATCAAGTTTATAGTACACTGGTACAGGTACAGGAGTAGCTGTTGGTAATGGAGTAGGTGTAGCTGTTGGTAGAGGTGTAGCTGTTGGTAGAGGTGTAGCTGTTGGTGCAGGTGTAGCTGTTGGTAATGGAGTAGGTGTAGCTGTTGGTACAGGTGTAGCTGTTGGTGCAGGTGTAGCAGTTGGTACAGGTGTAGCTGTTGGTGCAGGTGTAGGTGTAGGAACACCTGGTGCTACTGTAGAAGCTCCTGTATTACATATAGGATCTAAACTGGAAGCGTAAATTGTATTTACTGTGAGAGGAGTAACTATAGTAAATCCGCCAAGTAGCTGATCTCTCGTAACAGATCCAACCAAATTTCCATTTTCATCTGTCGGTTGTATTCTAGCACTTGGGGTCGATAATGTACTATATAGTAAACTAAATGCACTATTACTTACCCCTACTGTACTTGCTCTAACTAATAAAGTTTCAGTAGTTGAAGTACTACTAACTAACGATACCGTTAAACCGCTAACAACACAATCCGTAATTTGAACTGTAATTGGTTCTTTATCTGAAGATGCACAGTATGTTGAGCTTACAGTATAGTAGTCTTTATAGGTACCTACTACATTTGTCAGTACGTCTGATTCGCTAAGTGTAATAGTGCCATTTGAGGCAATGCTAGAGCTTGGAAATTGGAAGTCTCTATACGGGTAAAGTACAACAGAAGCTGTATTTACTGGAGCACAATCTGGTTGTGCATCTGTAATAGGGTTAAAGGACTTAACAGATTGTGTTATATCAAAGATGTAAGATTTGGGGAAGGTAAAGGGTCCACCATCCATAGCACAATAGTAATCCGGGTTAGTAATAATCACAAATCCTTGAGGGTAGATAATATTACCTACGTGTGCGTTTGTTGCAGTATCATAGACGTTTCCGTTTCCGTCATCTGCTATAGAGTAAGAGCTACCAGTTAAGAAAAAACTCTTTCTAGAAGTCTTTTCTCCATAGCTACTCTTAGGTATATTGATAATTTTTATCTTAGAATTGGATGCTGTAGGAAAAGAGCGAATATCGGCTGATGCTGATAGCGTAGTATTACCTTCAAATGTTCCGGAAGCTGCTGTAGATTGTAAGAAGTTATCAGCAGAAGAGCCTGATATTTGATAGGAGCTAGTTAAGAAGTTAGAATAGAACAAATGCCTAATAGACCAGTAACGCAAGGTTCTTTGCGGTATTGATCCTGTTACTGTAACGGGGCCATTTAACCCACTTTGTGCGTAAATGCCCGAATTACATATAGTAGTGTTACTATAAGAAGCGGAGTATTTAAGTTTAATGGGAGTAGCGGTAACATCAGAAATTAAAAGGCTATTTGACGCTCTACTCATTTTATTTTATTATTACCAATCTAACTTAACTCTAATTAATGCTTCTTTTGTAAAGTCTTTAACTAAGGCTTGTGATAATTTAGCTACTGCTAAAAGCTCACTATTGTTATTATATAATCCAACTGTTGTTACAAAGGTTTGTGGGCTATAAATCATTGTTTGATAAAGAACAGCTCCTGTTGAACCAGAAACGAAAGTTGGGTTTGTTGAATAATTGTATTCTGCATTGTTTACTCTTACAAAAACGTAATCAGAAGAAACTGTTTCCTGTGAGTTTAATTGAAAAGCAGATCCTGTTAATACTGTAGATGAAGCAGGATATGTTGCACTCTGAGAAATAGCTTGATATAGTATTGTATTATTGGCAGAAGTATAAGAAGCAGAAGCTGCAGGCGTTATAGCGCCATAGTTCTGGCGATCTACGGTTATACTAACTCCTCCGTTAAGTATAGGTAAGGCAAGTGCACTAGGATTTAAAATTATTGTCCCGATATCAGGTAAAAATAATCCATAAGATCCAGATGCTGTATAACCTGGTGCAATACCGTTAAGAGCAGTTCCGCTAATTGCTTTACCATATGAACCGGAAACTAAGTTAAATACTCTACCGCAATCCAAGTAATTAACTGTCGTTACGTCGTTACTATCATCGCAAATAGTGATTAAGCCTGCTGATCCTGAAATACTTAAATTAAATGTACCTGGCATTAAGCTTTGCTTATATCTATTTCTATCAACATTAATAGCCCAAATATCTAGAGCATTTGTAGCTTGACCGCCAAAGTTAAATCCTTGAGAACCGGAAATTGTGGGACCATATACTAGGGTAGCATATTGATTATAAGTAGTTAGTGAAGGAGATACACCTGGCACTAGTGCGTTTAACCATTGAGAGCCAGATCCTTTTGAATTACCGTAAGCAACTGCGAATTGAACTACAGATCCGTTTGCTCCTACTGCAGATTGGTACACATTTAAGTAATAAGCGCCTGCACTTATTGTAGAGGTAGCTATTGCTGAAGCTGTATAGAAGGTAGTTAGTGTTGGTACGTTAGAACTCCAGGCTGGAGCTGTAATCGAATCAGAACTTACTACAAAATCTGATGGATTTAGTTGTGTAAATGACATATTCTTATTGTGTTACTTTAGTTATTTGTACTGGGATGAATAATCTTGCACCTGAATCACGTCCTACGATTGTTAAGGTAGTATATAAAGTACTGTTGCTACCAAATAACGTGTTTACAGTTGTACCTGTCATGTTAATTGTAGTACCAATAACAGTTTTTGATACATTTGTACCTACTGTAGTAGTGCCTGTTGCGTTTAAAGCAGTTGCATTAGGTGTATTAATACCAACACCGTTAAATGCAGACATTGTTCTCACATCACCTATTGTTGCAACGTATCCAGATTGTTCGAAAGTAGAAGTTGCACCTAAATAATTCAATGTTTGAGGTGTAAGAGAAAGTGATGAACCTTGCTTTAGTACGATTGTTGAATACCCAACAGAGATTACTGGAAGTTTAGCTGTTCCTCTTGGTAGAGTAATTAACTTATACTTCATAATTTCATTAGATTCAGGAAAAGCTTGAATAATTGGCATATTTTCAATTGCCGATCCATAAAACGCTGATCCTGAAGGGTGATTCGGGTTGTATAGAGTGTAGTCTACCTCGTCATCTGATAAGGAAAACTGCGTGATTTGAAATGAACCGTCGTTCTGCGCTAATAACTGTCTACCTGTATTGGTTAGAATAGCGTCTACAACAACCGATGTGTTACTTAAATATCCCATGTTTTATTGTTTTTCTATTTATAAATAGTTTGAAAATTAAAAGTTTTTTAGTTTATCCTATGGCGTGCTTATACCGCTGTTTGCTTGATTTGATAATAATTGTGATTGTACTGCGGCTTGTAGCGTATTAATATTGGTCAGTACCTCGGGATTAATAGTATCTGGAATTATAAACCCGTAAGATGTTTGGCCTGAAGGTTTAATATATGTTATTATTACGTTCTGCTCATCTTCAAATCTCCTAAGAAGAAGAAATTTCTTAACTAAGCTAGTATTTGATTCCCAGCTTGGTAGAATAGTAGGAACTGTTTGTAATACTAAGTTACTTCCGCTAAAGCTAGAGCTGTAAATGTCTAAATTTTGCACCAATCCGTTTACATCTTCTAGTATGAGTTTATCGTAGGGTTGAGGTAGGAATGATGTGTTAATATCTCCGTAAAATTTATATAAACTACTTGAATAGGTTGATCCCCCTGATACAAAATAGGGTACTTGCTGGTAGCTATAGAAGTTACTTATATCAGTACTCATAGTAACAAATCCGTAAGCACCAATATTATTAAAATCAACGAGATAGGGAGCAGAAGCATTAGCATAACTACCTTCGGCTACAGACTCGGCTACTGTTAGAGAGCCTGGCGAAACTGAGGCTGTAAAATTTGCGCTTGATGCGGTAACTATCTGACGTAGTTGGAAAGTTACTTTATCGTTTGCAGAAAAGCTGTCATTGACGCTTGAATTTAAATTTAAAGTAGTAGTTAAGTTACTGACAGGTGAAACTGCAACTGCAGATGTTGGAATCTCGTCTAATACAGTGGCATTAATATTTCCTACTAAATTAAGAGAGGCTGTTAAGTCTACGCTTCTAGCGCTTACAAATACATCGTTTGCCGGTACATTTCCAGGTTGACTTGTATAATTATAGGCGCCAACAGTAACATACGTACTATTATCGGTACCGATAGTTACGGGGCTGCCGCCATTTGTAGTTAGAGTAAACGGACCATAGTAAGTATAAGGACCTGCAACTAGAGATGAACTCCCATCCCAGGTAGTATTGTTAAGATTTGGAGAAATTCTATCAATCAGACCGTTAATATACCCTCCGGCTACTATAAGGGATTTAAATTGACTTGTGATAGTACTTCCTGGTATAACGGTTCCGTTTTTAGCTACACTGTAACTATAAGTTACTTCTTGAGCTGTCGTAGGAAACTCAACATTTATACTAAGGGCTGTAGTAAAAGTTCTAACGCCTGCGTAGGGTACGGAGAATGTAGGGAATGAACTTATATTAGGGTTTCCGGTTACATAGTAGTTGGATGTATTTGTTACTACATCATCAAAAATATTGTAAATGTAGCCGCTAGACGTGCCTATTCCTGTACTTACAATAGGAGTTGCAAGATAGCGAGGACTTCCAGACCCGCTTATAAAGAAATTAGCTTGGTTTTCTACTAAAAGAGATATACCTGTTTGAGTTCCATTGTATGCAAAGTAAAGTTTACTGTCGCTAGCTGTATCAAAGTATAATTCTGGAGTATAATTGTATCCGCTATTGTAGATAGTTTTAACGCCGTCTGTTGCTACTTGATTACTATATTTTTTATTGTCGAATTGCTTGACTGTTAGTGAGGTACCTTCTACAAATATGTTTTGAACATCAACCCAATGCTTGTTATTTTGGTTTAATTCAAATAAACCCCCTGAAACATCAGCTAAATAAGCTAGAGTAGCATTTACAGCACCAGGTATGAATGAGCTTGATTGAATTTGTGTGAAAAGTCCTAATTTATCGCTATAATAATTGATTACAGGGTCATTAGCATAAGAAATATCACCAGGAGTCCAGGTGTTATATGCATATCCCTGTAAGTATGAACCACTGTAACGAATACTTACTGTTGAGGGTAGGTTATAGTTGTAGTCTTGTATCTGTGCGTACTGAGAATAGGGCTGTGTACTTTGAGAGACTGCGCCTATTATTTGAGTTCTAGCCATAGACTGTGTAACTAACCCGAAATTAACGGGCACTATCTGATTGTTATTATAGTCTAGATCAAAAAACTTTTGAGATATCACAGATCCCGTAATATTATTAAGTGTCGGACTTAAGGAATAGGTTAAAAACATAATATTACTACCTCCATGCTGTGAAGGAGCTACGGAAGAAGTCCATGGGTAAATATAAGATGAAACTTCGTCTTGCGTAAACGTGTTAACATCGGTGTTAATAGTGCTGCCACTGAATTCTCCTGTGTATTTTTGAATATTAGTAGAAGAACTCATGTAAATAGTTCCAGGTGAATTCCCTAGGTATATTGAATTTGATTGATATTGTACCGGTATTGCTTCTACGTAGTAAGTATTTCCTTGAACTGCACCTCCATCAGATCCGGTTATATAAACCATCTTAATGTTCGCAGATCCAGAAAGTACCGTATAGGAAGGTTCGTGTCTCGGATACTTATTTCTTTCGAGTATGTGAGATTGAATTACAATACCAGTAGAAACTGAAGCTCTAGCTGGTACCCAATCTCTCAACATCTTGAATAGGGAGTTATTGTAGTACTTTATAACTCTAATAAAATCCCAAACATTATACTTACTTGTATATTCGGCATTAAAATAGGTGTTAGCTAAGTTAACAAGTGGAATATAAGAACTTGAATACTGTAAATCGGGTGCACCAATAAGCTGCATGATATTAAAGTAGCCGGGTTCGGTAGAAGAAGTTACATATCCTGAGGAAGTAATACTAGCGTTGATAGAATCTGCTGGTGAGAATCCAATCTCTAAATCATTAGAGCTCTTATCTATATTATTCTGATAGTACTGAGTAGTTGTAAAGGGAGAAAGTAAGCTACTAGAAATATTTAATACACTTCCGGTTATGATTTTAGTATCACTTATTTGCTGAATACCTGCAACCTCGTAAATGTCATAACCTCCGTATTCATGAACAGTTAAAATATTACTAGGGATACCGAAAGTAGTAATTAAAGCCTTAACACCTCTTTCTGTACCTCTTGTTTTTAATAAGTAAGGAAGATTATGGTATAGACGCTTATAAATTTCATTTGTTACTTGTGATGCAGGTAAGGTCGCAAAGCTTGAAGATGGATTTGATCCGGTCACAAAAGAGATTACATACCTATTAATCTTCTCTTCGCCGAAAGGAGGTAAAGATAAAGAAGCACTTAAATACTTGCTTCCAGATAGGGGATATAAGCTACTGCTAGCTACATTAACGGTAGCATATTGACTTGAAGTAACCGGTAAGGCTGACCCTGTTTGATTTAAACCAAATAGAGAGTAATAAATATTATCAGTAATACTCGTATTAGTGTACAACTGTATACCAAAGCTTCTTAGCGCATCTGCAACTTGACTCATTGAAATACCTACAAAAGGATTATTTTCAGCAGAATAGTGATTGGTTACATCTTTTAGGTAAATCCAAATATTGTCAAAATGCTGTCCTATCATGTTTAAGAAAAGTAGATAAGGATCATTAGACGGGTCTTCTGTTATATAAGAAGGTGTTGCATGTAATAATAAGTCTTTGTTTTGATCATCATAATAAGAAGCTGACCAATACATACTCATAGTAGTAGCTGTAGGAACGGTACTAACATTACCTAGCCAGTTTGTAACTTGAGAAGATGTTACGGAATATAAATTATAGGGCTGAGTGCTTGTTTGTTTAGGCCATGCAGTTGATTCAGAGGTAAAATATAAATAATATTCGTATCCGTCAAAATTAGTAATGGTAGTATTGATCTGATTTTGTAATAAAACCTTAGCGGTAGTGGTATTAGTTGCTGCTAAACCTGCTGATGATGATTCTATTAACTGTACTTTGTAAACAAAGTTATAGAGTCTTTCAGTTGCAGAGGAGAAGTGTATAAAGTTTTCAAAGCTACCATAATCTACGTTAATTTGAATTCCTTTTTCGTCCATCATAGACTTCAACTGTTGATAAGATGAAGTTACAGAAGTAAGTATTAGGGATTCATAAGAGTAATAGGGGGTAGTTTGACCTACCTTATTTTTTGCGTTTACTTTAAAATTAGGTCCTTTTGCAGGAACGGTATCGGTTATTGTTTCTGGAGTAACATTTATAGATACGTTAAATTCGGCAGGTTCTGCTACTTGAGTAACTACCCAAAAAATTGATTTAATATCAAACTGTGTAGGTAAGGGTTCGTATAGTTTAAATATAACGTACCCACTACCCTCTTCTTCCACATATACAGCGTTAACTCCTATAATTTGAATATCTGCACCAAAGTTTAGATAAAAAGTAGGGTAGTAAGGGTTAGCAGATAATGCAGCGTTAAACTCATTAAACGCATTAGAGAGTTGAGTGTTAGATAGATCCTGTCTAGCGACTTTAATTTCAGTTCTAGTAGTAGAAATTTCTTTAATCCAGAAATTTTGTGTTGGATCAGGTGCAGAGATTAATTGCTTTGCAAAAAAGTTATACTTAACATTAACCACACCTCTATTATATCCCGCTGTTTTAGCATCCGTTTCCGGATCCAAGTATAATTGCGTTGTTGTTCCTGTAATAGGGTCTACGATACTATTATCAAGTTGATATTGAGTTGCATAGTAGTTACTGCTTAAAACTGACCCGCCTAAATCCTTTATGAAATACTCAATATAATCATTTGGAGCGCCATAATTTCCTGCAACTAGTACAGTGTTTATCAGCGATACATCTGAGGGGGCGTATGTTTGATATTGATCATTAGATCCTATGTACTTTACATCTACTACTTCCATTATACTATATTAGTTAAATTCAAATAATTTGTATTTGCCTCTAACAATTGCTGTCTTAAAGAGTTTATCTCTTCAATATAAGCCTTTTCATTGTCAGATAAAACTCCACCACCTAAATATTCTCCACTTCTCTTTACAAGATACTCGTGTGAATTCATTTCACCGGTAGCAGGTATTTGAAAAAATAAATCATTATAGGTATCAAAAAACGCTTCAACTGTTACTTGCTGTGATATTCCTACAGAGGCAGTAACTGGGGTATATAATTCATTAAAAGAGGTATCGATTACTCTTGTATAAGTATTACGTCCATAAGCTTCTTTTACTAATTGAACCTGTTGTGACATTATCCTACAATTTTAAAAATTAAATTCTGACCACTGTATATAACTTCTTCTGCTGGTAATAAGGCTAGATCTTCAGCTGCGTATAAGGATAGTGCGTTATAGATGGATTGTTCGTTATCATATAGTGAAAGAGGTCCAAACGTTGTAGAAAAGATACTCGTCTTAACTAGGAGACGGTAAAATCTATTAATCTCTAATCCGGTAGTATATAAAGTAAAGTAGTTTCCTACACTATCGCAGCTAATTTTTGTATATTGTTCGTCAAAATCAACTACCATTTCCCCTGTTTTAACGTCTTGCAATCCCCAATAAGTCTTTTCAGATAAAATTAAATTAGTTAAGTACACTGAAGATGTAGTAAATTGTCTTGGAGGGTAAGTATATCTAGTAGCTAATCTAAACTTGTAAATTTCGTCTTGTGTAAATTGACCTGGGTTGTTAGCCGCTACTACAGTAACTTGATTTGTTAAAACATAATTAGTAGTTTGTGGATAATAGTAAGAATCGTCCCATTTAAAGCTAATAGCGGGAGGGTATATTGTATGGGTATCTACAGAAAAGAACTTTAGGTCTATAAATGCATTAGGATCTTCTTCAATTACTTGAGGATGTTTTACAATTACACCGTAGTTAGGAATTGAACTTGAGAACCAATTAGACATAATGTCAGTTATGTCTGCATTCATATCTTTGTTTGACATATAGTCAAAGCTCTGTGTTGCTTCGATATAGTCGTACCAGGAACCGCCTCCTGTTACATAATAGGAAGATGTAGAAGTAGTATTGTAGTTCCAAATTAAGCTCGCACTCTCCCATTTAGGTAAATCTATATTGCCCCAAAAGAAAGAATCTTCTATCCATGGCGCGGAACTTCCAGAAGGGCCTGTATACAGCCAAGAAACTCCATTTACAGATTGAGGTACTTGTGCAAATCTACCGGTACCCATTGACCATGATTGAGAGATAGGAAATACGTCAAGCGAATATGTTGTACTTAAGTTTTGCGCTGTAGCTAAGCTTAACTGTAAGCTTGCTTCGTAGGAACCGCTAATTGATTGCGAAGCGAAAGACTTTAATCTATTAATATCTTGATCTGAAAACTGCAATACAGCTCTTCTAATATCACTTGAAGGAAAAAAAGCATCTGAAATATCGGAATTGCCGTTAGCAGCTAAATCATAAGTGTAGTAGGGATTTTCTGTTATAGAATTTCTATACAAGAATCTCGTACCGTCTTGAGAATTTTTAACAGATACTTCTAATATAGGATCTATCCCGGTATTTTTTACCGGGTATCTAGAGTAAATTGTTGCATCTGCTGATGCGAATATTTTATATACTGCCATTTTATTACATTGTTACTACGCGTCCTTGAATATCTGTATCTGGGTATTTAACTTCAAAGATACTTGGATCTAGTGAAGGATAAATTGTACCATTCAGAGTTGCTGCCGATATGTCGTAACTATATTGAGAATAACCTGATGATGTGCCTGCTATATTATTTAATGTTATCTTCTGTACCGTCTGTACACCTGCTACTTGATCAAGAAGAGTATATACTTCAGAAAGGATAATTGGTTGGTTTACCTGCCAATTTTCTCTACTAAAGAATACTTTTAAGAGAGTTATACATGAATTTAATACTTCTCTAGATGTGTAATTGGGTCTTAATACGACATCGAAATTTACTTGAATATTAATTATATAAGCCGGCTTTAAGAGGATAGTATCTGTCATCATTCTATAATCCTCTAAGTAGGTTTGTATGTTCTTTAGTAAGGCAGTTTTAGGGACGGTAAAAGTACCATCTGTATTATAGCTTAATAAGTAAATGGAAGTAGCAAGAGGATCTCTCTCTCCAGGTTCTCCCCTTAAGTATTCTGCAAATATAGCGCTATCTTTAGTTACATAAGCTTTTGCTACTTGACCGAATTTAGGTGGCATACCTAATACTGTTCCTAAATAATCTTGTTGTGTAACTGCTCTCATTTGAGAAGGAAACTTAGCGAGGGTATTTAATCTAATAGCATCAGGACTATCTCCATCTCCGCCTCCCACAGCTTGTACTGCATTATTAGTTGCTAGAGTGCTTTGTATTTGAGCTGCTGTAACTGGATTTGTTGGGTTACTGAAAGAGGGAGTTACTTGAGTAATTTGAGTTAGTTCGTTTGTATTTACATTTGCGCTAGCTCCACCACCTGTAAGATAGGTAATTGTTAGGGTTGTATTAGAAGGAGCAACGCCGTATGAACTATTAGCTACAAAGTTTGTAGGATCGTAGGCGGTGTTTAATAGGTTGATACCGTTAACTGTTCCAATACCTACGTTAAATGGATTTGGAATAGATCCGGAAGCGGATTGTATACCTGCACCAAACTCTAATTCTAAAGTTGAATTTGTTGTAAATCTAGAAACAAACCTATAAGGTACCGGGATTCTTTCTAAAACGTAAGGAACTTCGTTAGCTTCTTGATATAGTTGAGGGTAATTTAAGGCTGTATTTGTAACAGGGCTTAGGATGAAATCTTGAGCTAGATAGGGTACTTCGTACCATCTATTACCGTTACTATCATAAGCGCTTAAAATTTCTATTATATTACTATCTTGAATAGTCCTTATTGGAAACCTTTCAGCAGCACCAAAGTTTAGTGTCGTTGTTACTACTTGGCCTGATAAGGCTTGAGTTGATTTCTTTAATAAATACGTATTTGGATTACCCCCTAATGTAGTATATACAGATGTCTCTGTTGGATCTATAGAAGAAGATAAATTAAAGTTTATAGTATTAGGGCAGTAGAAGAAATTAGAATTGTTTATATTTGACTTAACTTGCATACCTTCAGCTATAGTCATAGCATAATTAAAATCAGGAGCGTAGCTAGAGCCTGAAGCAGGCACTTGTTGATAAACATCTAAAGTTGTAATTGCTGCAGAGGTTACTTTAGGTCTATACCCGAGCATATAAGCTAATGCAAAAAGATTATTGGTTTGTTTTGCATACTCTAAAAAGTTTTCTTGTACTTGATTGTCAAGATAGAAAGATAATACGTCCCCTACATAGGCTGCCATCTCAATGAACATAGTTCCAGGAGAGGAAGTAGAAAAGTCATTATACGAACTAGGGTAGTATGTTTTAGCATACTCGATTAACGCTTCTCTAAAGGTATTAAAGTCTTTATTTAAATATTTTATGTCTTTATTAGCCATTTAGATTGATTATTACATTATCAGATTCACTACTGTTATTTATTTTATACGAAAACTCAATTGTCATTAAATTCTCATCAGGGTTTCCGGATACAGATAGAGTTACTATCGTAATATTTGGAAAGTAACGCTCTAGTCCTGCTCTTATCTGAACCTCTAAAGTATCGAAAGTGTCTACACTTATTTGTTCGAATAATAAAGATCTTATATTTGCACCAAAATTTGGATTATATAATCTCTCACGGTTATTTGTTAGGAGGTAATTAATTATATTATACTTTAATTGCTCCCTTGTTGTATATACTGTCTGGAAAACAGCAGGCGTATTAAACGGCAAAGCGACTCCAATACCTGTAGAAGGTCTTAAATCGAGTACGTTTATTTGTTTTAAATTATACGCCATTTATACTATTCGTTTATGCCCATTTTTTCCATCATATGAGAAAAGTTAGGAACTGCATTAATTTGAATTGCTTCTAAATTTGAACTTCCTCTTGAATTTGCAAACATATCACCTACTGACTCTACAATAGGAACATCTCTCTCTACTCCCTCTCCGTTTAAATCTCCAAATTCATCCATAGTCATAGATCGAGCAGTCTCTGCAAGAAGGCTATTTAATGGATTCCCTGGGGATAATATAGGGGCGATAGGCTTGGGTACAGATCTGTTCATAGTAGCAGGAACAGTTGATTTTGATATAGGTCTTGTAGATTCTGTAATAGTTTGGTGGCCTTTGTTAGCCATAATTGCTTCTTTCAGAATACCGGCAAGTTCCTCTTGGAACACAGCCTTTACTTCTTCGCGAATTAATTTTCTAAGTGCATCTAAATTTGCCATATGTTATAAATATTTTGTTTACTTGTTTTTATTAGGATTTAGGATTTAAGGTTTGTGTAGAAGTTGTCACTTCGTTAGATATTTGAGTTTTTACTTGCTTGGTAGAATCTTCAACAGCTGCTTTAGTTCTCTGTCTTAGAGCTTTTCCACCTTTTAAGTTATTAATAAATGCGTTTAAGCCTAACCCTTGAGTTTCATCTAGATTATCAGCCGAGTCTAATTGAGTAGGTGTAATATTTAAATCATTACTTAATACGTCATTGCTATCCAAGTAGTTAAGGGAATCACTAATAATAGATAAATTTATACTATCTGCACTACCTAGATTAGGTTGAACTAATTTAAGTGCTAATAATTGCTGCTGTACTTCTGCTATGATTACGGCGGTATTTGTTGCAAAGGTAAGGTCGGATTGAGCTACAATAAACCCGCTTTGATCTAAAGCAACGCCTCTTCTACGTTTGTTTTGAATTGATTTATCAGTAACTTCTTCATCTACTACTCTAATATCGTACTTACCGAACATTGCAGTATTTGGATTTGTTTTTGAATCGTACTGAATTACATAAGTGGCAAGTTGATCTCTTAGATTTACTAAATCAGATCTTGTTTGATTGAGTTGGTAGATTACATCAGAATCTTTAACTGCTTCACATCCCTCTAAGGTTCTAAGTAAAGTATCTAATCTAAATAGTAACTCATTTGCATTTACTAAAACGTACCTTATGAAAGATAATAGTACGGATAGTAGTGCATTTATAGATTTTAATAATTTAGAAACGCCATCTGTCTCGTCTTTAGCAGCATCTTTTTTATCTTGTATTTTAGATTGCTGGCCGGAAGTACTGTATATTAAAGGTATAGGTAATATATCAAAGAAGTATATTATAAACTTAAATACTTTATAAAATAATAAAGCTAGTTTAATTAAAAACTGACCTGTAGCTAGCATACCTTGAATTTGTCTTCCTATCTTAATAAAGGATTGGAGAGAGGAGTTAATATCTTTTAGGGTAGGTATGATTCTGGTAGGATCAACAAACTTATTTAATTGCTGTATTTGAGCTCTTATATCGGTATTTAGGAAATTACCAGTTAAAGCTAAGGCGCTTTTAAAATCAAGATTTTGAATAGTAACACATACCGTACGTATAATTGTTATTTTTCTTATAAGCTTTTGTACTTCTATATTCGGAATCTGCCTGTAATCACTATACTTATTTATTGTTCCTATAAAGTCGTCTATTATATTTAAATTACCGCCAAGTCCTGGAACTGTTGTTAGTAGTGTAGCGTCCTCAGTAGTAAATAAGGAGCTAGTGCTTTGGCTATTAAAAGTGAAGGTATCTCTAATAGATTGCATTAAGAAGTACATATTATATTTCTGTACTTCAGAACCTCCTTCTGTTGGTGCGTTAGATTGCGATACTGCTTGCTGTACAGGAACTGCATTTGGACCAGTCCCTAAATAAGAGCCTATAAAAATATTAGGGTAGGCAGTAAACTTATCTATATAAGTCTGTACTAATTCTGCTTTATCTTGTAAGGCGTATAATGCAGATTGGGCAGCTGTAGGTTGTTGTGCTCTCTGTGATTTAGGCTTCTTTCTTACGCTAATAGTATCTGTAACGTAAGTCATTACGCTACATAAGTCTACACTATTTAAAGCATCCATTGCATTAAATAAGCCTGAGTTTATTAAAGTAGCTTTAGGGGGTGTGGGAGGAGTGGATGTGTTAGGGGTATATTGTAAAGATCCAGATACAGTATCATACTTAACGGTTCCGCCGGCAGGAGTATTAGCGCTACCCCATAATACTTTATTGATACCGATTTGCATCTTACCAACAAGATTTGCTGTAGTACCGACTACTGTACCTACTGATTCTGCTATTTTACTTGTTCCCATTACTTAGTGTATGTATTTTTAGATAAGCATATACTATTTAAATTTCTGTTTACTGTCTTTGCTGTATCACTTAAAACGCCTGAGGTTGTTTTTATAGCAACAATAGCAGGATCTGTAGATCCTACTGCTAGTTTGTTTATTGCATCACTCATACTTTGAAGAGCTATTAATAAATCACCTAACTGCTTTACAGTTGTACTACCTAATAAAACCGGCTCTCCCTTTGATTGTGCTTGGTATCCTAATTCAATTTTAGGTGAAGCTATAATAGTCCTTTCATTAGCATCTACAGTAAATGTAGCTGGAGATGAAATGGATACGCCTTTTTTACCAAATAGGAATATAAAATCATCGTAAGAGTGATGTGTAACTCTTCCTGAAGTTATAATTACTTGATTACCTAAATATGGAAATTGAGGAGTATACATTTTTACTTATTACTATTACTTATTTTTTGATCTTGTTCAGCTGGTGATATAGTATCTATACTTGTTAATTGCTGTTGAATTGGTATAGAAACTGTATTAGTTCTTTCTAAGGTAATTCCTAAACTAGCTAAACTAAAGTTATTACTAATGTCATCAATTATAATTTTCTGACCGTTAGTTAAATAGATAGAAGAAGGATCTCTATTTATATTCTCTATAATAGGAAACCATGCTATGTCATTATCTTGTCTACCTTGTCCATTTCTTAAAATAGTAATTGGATTACCGGGATTTTGATTATCAGTAGACCAGTAGTTAGCTGTCTTTTTAACACTTGTAGATCCAAATCTAATTGAATTACCCCATCTACCCTCTACTGTTACATCCCCTACAAACTGCTCTAAAGTTTTTATATTACCTTTCTCTACAAAATCAGGACCTAAGGGATACTCTGATGAACCTGTTGCTGATAAATTATTAGGTTGACCAGCAATAACGCTCTGTTGATACGATCTTACAGCTGCATTAACATAATTACTATAATCTCCTAAATCAGGTAAGGCGTTTTGTTGACTCGAATTCCATAAATTAAAAGGAGGTAGGTAGAAATAATCTGCACTATCTCTACTTTCATTCATCGCTATACTCGGTCCTTGTAATATTAAAACAAATTCACCTTCTAAAGGATATTGCTTTAAAGAAGAATATACAGGCTTGGCGGGAGGATTACCAGCGCTCTGTGCAGAACTATTTTGTGCTGTGTTTATTAATTCATACGTAATAGTACCTAAATCTGTTGGATTACGGTAGTACGCGTCTTTTATATCTGTATTTTGTAAGTAAGGGCCTCTAACAATATGAGTTACTCTAGCTAAGAGGTAGATAGAAATACCTGGGTCTGTAGCATGGGTGGCTGCATCAGCCATCTGATTAACAAAGGATGGATTTAATCCCATGATTACTTAATGTTTGGTAATTGCTTTATTTCTACTTCTGGGAGAGGTTCTACGGTAGATTTCTGAATATCACTAAACAATAATTCAAGATCTTTATCACTAAAAGCACTATCGGCGCCATCAGATGCTTGCCCGCCCTTCTGTAATATAGAGGCTAGCTTTACGAGAGCATCGTCATTTTTAACTTCTATCTCTAGATACTCCTTAATTAAGGGAACTACTATAACAGCATTTCCAACCTCTTCACCAACCATCTCAATTAATTGACCGGTTAGGGCTTTAAGTTGAGTTTGCTTGGTTTTATGGTTCTTTATAATATCCTGTACTAGGTCAGAGTACTTTTTTCCGTCGTATAATTCAAAATCAAGATTCATGGTACTATTTTAAATAAATAGCTAATGAGAGAAAATGTCGACTTCCGTTCCCTCTTCTAGATATTCGTTGAGCATATCTTTATAAATCTCCTTTAATACCTTTATTACCTTGGTAATGATAGGGGTAGGTGCATCTGTAATTTCTTTTATGTATATAAAGAGCGCTTTCTTATTAAAAATATCTATACTCTCTCTACGTTTAAAAAGCTCTAATATAGCGTCTCCTACTCTAGCTTCTTGCGGTTTTGGAAAAAGCTCTAAAAGGTCGTCATCTACTTTCTTAATGAAAATATCAATAAAATTAGCTTCTTGAAAATAATCGGGCTGAGTTAGTAAGAGTTCGTTTGTAATAGTTTTGTCTGTATCAACTTCATTTACTGGTGCTTTTCCTTTTAATCTCTTATAGTTATTATTGTTATAAACAATTAGGTATCTCTTTGCAATAGTGCCGAAATATGAATAGGCTTTACCTTTATCTTGATTATATAGGTGTAACTTTTCTAACAAGAAAGCAATTACTTCGTGCTTCAACTCATTAATATTATCTACTTCTGTATAGTAAAATTTAAAAGTATGAATAATATTCTCTGCTAATTTGTAAAAAGCATAATAGATCCTTTCATTAAAGATCTTATTTCTTTTAGCTATACTAGTTTCTAATCTATATTCTAGGATAGCTGCTTGAGTATCTAGAGTAAAGTAGTCTATCGACTTCTTAGGTCTTCTTTTTCTAACCTTGCCATCCTTTGTAAGTGTAACTTCCGCTTCTTCAACTTTGAAAATATCTTCAACCATTATCGCTTATTAAATTGATTTAGCCCTTCCTGGACTGCTTTTAAATTCTGAAAGACTGTTTGTAATTCTTTATCACTCTCCATCCAGATTTTATCATCTAGATTTTTAAGTGCTTTATCTGATTCACCTATTAACTGCTGTAAGCCTCCTATAAAGTTAGCTTGTGCAAGAACGGTAGTTTCTAATTTTTTATTCTTAGTAAATAAGTTGTATATAATCCAACCTACTACAGTAGCTATCCAAATGAATAGCATGATTGATCCTAATAACATATTATAATCCTTTTAGTGCGTTTAATAATCCGGGGTTATTTTTTCCAATGCTAGATAACTTCGCAGCATCTGCTTTTTGTTTAAATTGTCCTGGTGTAGATGCTTTTATCTCTTTTGGTTTAGTAGTTCCTACTGTACCTAACCACTCCTTCTCCCATTCTACTCTAGCAGCTAAAATATCTGCTTGGTGTAAGATAAGAGGTAAAGAAGACCTTAATTTTGATTCATTTTGACTAGAAAGTAAATAAGCTTTATTTCCATCGTCATATAAACCGTCATGAGTCTTAACTGAAACCCATTCATTAAAGGTAAGTTCTATACCCGCTGATTGCAATATAAATAGGGAGCTATCTTGAATAGGTATGAAAGGTAATTCAACGTTAGGCTTGTAATTAGCACCTTGATTCTTAATATGCCACTCTGAATCATTAGGTATATAAGCAGGTTTACCATCTCGTCCTAGTTTACCTAAGTCGTGATTAATCGCTGAAAATACTAATTCTTCTTCGGTGAAATTAATAGTACCCCCCATTTCTTCCCATAAAGCAGTAACTTTTAGAGCACACTCTACTACTCTGTTAACGTGATCTACGTAACCGCCTGGAAATGAATTGTGATAAGATGCTCTTGAAGAGGCTGGAGATAATGCAAGGTTTTCTTCTTGCTCTTGATATAAAGCTAATAACTTAGTAGCCCTAGGTTCGGAAATATACTTTTCAATATTTGCGTAGAACGCCTCAAGATTACTTGCTATTTGTTCTGGAGTTAACATATAAAATGGTTTTAACTGTAATATAAGCACTTAATTCCAGTATAGCAACTTTATTTTAATCTCCCTGTTCTGTATTTACTAGAGTTGTAATTTCAGCAATTCTTTCCTTAATGGCATTAAACCAATTTTCGAATTGTTCTCTAGATAGATTTGGTTGAGATAAGAGAGAGTTAATATTACCGATAGAGTTATCTAATTTCTCTAACTTAGTTAAAACCAATGATTTGTAACGCATATTTATTTATTTAATATATTTCTTAGTAAGTGCTACCATAGAAGCTATAGTAGGGCATCCTACCTTAGTAGCATAAGCAATAGGAGATTCTTTAACTTCAGCAATAGTCTCTACTCTATAGAGGTAAGCAGAGCCTCCTAATCTTTCGATTATAATTATCGGGTAATTTTCTGTCTTTAAAAGAGCTTCCATCCTATCTGCTAAATCGCTATTCTCTTTAAGATCAACGTCTAATAACTTAAAAGGAATTTTTTCCTCTTTTAGACCCTCTTGGAGCGCTTCACAATGACTACACCCACCTAGTCCCAAAACAATTACTTTTTCCATATCCTTTATTTTTTTTATCCAACATCTATATCTCTCTTTTTCATCTCTTACTTTATTAGTATTTAAAGAAGTTATGAACTTTTTTTCATACTCCCAACTTTATTTTTAAATTGATCCTTTAAAAGTATCTGTAGTCAAATACTTGACGTTATTTGCAGCGCCTGGAAAGTCTTTTGGACTGTAGACTTGAAGGTACTTATCGATAAAAGCATCCATAGCTTTTTGTTTATCATTTGGAGCTAAGGTATTATATAAAGCTTTTAAATTTTCTTTATCAGTCTGTCCTCTTTGCCAAATTCTATGATCATCAGAAAAGTGATGAAACCAATCATGAGCGTGTAAAATATCTAAATACTTACTTAATTCAGTTTCAATAGGAGCAACTTTATCTGCAGAAGGAATATTACCGTATGCTGCCTCATCTTCAATACCTTCAGCAGCAACACCCATACTAACATTATTTACCATATCTTCATTCTCATCATCTTGCTGTTGCATTTTAGCATCAGCAGCAGCTTGAGGAGCACCTAACGCAGTAGGATTTAATTCTTTTAAATTTTCACGTCCTAGTGCATCTAGTGTAGCAGTTACTAATTCCATAGCCCAATCTTCATCCATTGCCAAACCTCTAACCATATTTAAGCTAACACCCGCACCTTGTAGCATCTCGCCAGCATATTTAAAAATATTATCTTGGTATTTCTTAACATCTCCATCTTTAATCTCTCCTGCTAATTCAGGATGTGCTTTAGCGATCTCCTTACCTAGAGTCCAAGCATCTTCAAATTGATGTTCCTTAATTACAGTTTTTGAATACATTCCCGACTTGCTTTCAACAAGCCACTGCTTCATATTAAATTCTTTCATATTATAATAGTATATAAGTTCTTAAAAACTCTTCGATATCAGATTGTGCATATCCAGCTTGTCTTAATCTAGAACACATTTTACCCAAATCATGTAGAGTTTGAAACTCTCTTCCAATTAAAGCTTGATGTATTTTGTTTAATTGACCGTTATCCTCAAAAATACCGCTAGGATCATCGAAAGTCTTCCCTACTTGGTATTGAGTATTTTCAGGATGGTTAATTTGTATTAATTCAGATAGTTTAATCATATTAATAAATAGTTAAGACTTACTAACGTAATTTTTAGGGTAAATACCAATTCGAGTATCAGGAATAGATAGTGTAGTACCAGGTACTTTTTGATTTCTACCAGCTCTATAGGTCGCAACTAAAGTAGGAGCTTCATTACCTTCTGGTATTTCATTACCCGAAAAAACGTGGCCTTTACCTTCAGGTACAGTCAATTTAAATGTATTATCACCAAGGGATTTTAACTCCATAGGTCCGACACAGTAAAACTGTACACCCTCAGAACCCTCCTCAGGACTCCCGTATATAGCCAATCTCTTTAACTCTTCACTCTCAATAGGTTTACTATAAGGGCCTCTTAAGCGTTTTTCTGGAGAACTCTCTACGAGATCGTAAACTTCTTTAGCGAAATTCTGAACTTCTTCAAACCCTCTAATAGGATCCCTACCTACACCAGACATTTGCTGATGTATAGGACTTTTATGTTGAATATAAGCAACAGCATTACCTGCTTCATTTACAAA